GATTGGATCGAGAAACAGACACACGTTATGGTTGACGAGCTGATCGAGTATCAGATATACTGTATGACACTGTCTGAGTTGACAGCAAGGGTCACCCAACAGCTGCGTAGTGAGTACTATAGTAATTCCTATGCACAGATGACTGAGAGATATAACGAGGTATTTAAAAATGAGCAGGTGTAAGGCTTGTGATGTTATTTTAAATGAGCATGAGATGAGAAGGGTTGACCACCATAGCGGGCTTTATTTAGACATGTGCAATGTCTGTGCATCCCACTCAAACGATGCTTTAAAGGAAAGTTATGACTATTACGAAAGCGGCCCTGAAGAATATATTGAAAAAGAGTTTGACAGTGCTGTCGATATCGATTATAATACTTAGGTAGTTAAGGGATTATTTTAAAGGATTTATAATTAAAGTTTTAAACTAAGGGATACTTAAGTATCCCATATTCAACCAAAAGAGGTACTAATTATGTCAGTAGTAGAAGGTACAATTGCATTTGAGAATTTAGACACTCACGAGATATACATGGGTCAGTCAACAGGTAAGTACTCTGTTGTCCTCAGCCTAGACGATACCACAGCGGATGAATTAGCTGGTGCAGGTGTCAAGCTTCGAGAATACGAAGGTGTCAAACAGCGTAAGTTTAGCACTAAGTACGATGTGCCAGTCCTAGATGCCGACGGTGCTCCGTTCTCAGGTAAAGTGACTAGGGGCTCTAAGGTGCGGCTATTGTGGACGGAAGGTGCTCCACACCCAGTACACGGTGTGTCAACCTACCTTAACAAGATCAAGGTGTTGGAACTGGCAGAACAAGGCGTAGGTGACTTTTAATGACAGTGGAGTCTACCTTTATCCGACATGAGCCATGCCCTTCGTGTGGCTCCACGGATAACTTGGCTAGATACTCCGATGGACACGCCGTCTGTTTTTCAGGCGGCTGTTCACACTACGAAAGGGGAGACGGCACAGTTACCCAACCACAGAAGAAGCAAACGAGGTTATTAGAAATGACAGGTGTTATAGCAGCGATACCCGACAGGCGTATCAATCAAGCAACGTGCCAGAGGTACGGTGTCACGGTTGAATACGGTAAGGACGGGGTAATATCAAAACACCACTACCCGTATTACGACAAGGACACAGGCATAGCAACGGGCACTAAGGTGCGGATTACAGAGAACAAGGCTTTTTACGCAACGGGGGTGTTTGACAATGTGGGGCTCTTCGGCCAACAGGCTTTCAAAGGTGGCGGTAAGTACATTACGATCACAGAGGGCGAGGCAGACGCAATGGCTGTCAACGAGATGTTTGACGGGAAGTGGCCAGCAGTGTCCATCCGATCAGGGGCAGCAGGAGCAGCCAAGGACATCAAAGCCAACCTTGAGTGGCTCGAATCATTTGAAAATGTAGTTATTTGTTTTGATAACGACAAGGCAGGACAGGAAGCTGCACGGGCAGTCCTTGACCTGTTTACACCCAACAAGGCTAAGAATGTCACGCTCCCCATGAAGGACGCAGGTGACATGCTCGTGTCTCGCAAGGTAGCTGATTTTGTAAAGGAGTGGTGGAATGCTAAGTCTTATCGTCCCGACGGGATTGTTGCTGGTAGCGATACATGGGATTATATTATTGAACAGCAAAATGTACGCTCTATCCCGTACCCTTGGTCGTGCCTCAACGAGTACACGTATGGGTTCAGGGAAAAAGAGCTGGTCACAATCACATCCGGTTCGGGAATGGGTAAGTCCCAAATCGTCAGGGAACTAGAGCACTACCTGATAGGCGCAACCACCGACAACATCGGTATCCTTGCACTAGAGGAGGACATACCAAAGACTGCACTGGGTATCATGTCCATTGAGGCCAACAAGCAGCTACATTTGGACAAGACAGTATCACAGGAGGAGAAGCGCGGCTACTGGGAAAGAACAATGGGTTCAGGGCGAATATTTATGTTTGACCACTGGGGCTCAACCAGCGAAGATAATCTGCTAGGACGCATACGCTACATGGCAAAAGGTTTAGATTGTAAATGGATTATACTAGACCACCTAAGTATTGTTGTCAGTGACCAAGACAACGGAGATGAGCGCAAGGCCATCGACAGCATTATGACTAATTTGCGTAAGCTGGTGCAGGAAACAGGTGTAGGACTCTTCCTAGTGTCACACCTTCGCAGGCCCGCTGGGGGCAAAGCCCACGAGGACGGCGGTAAGATTAGCTTGGGTGAGCTACGCGGTAGTGCCTCTATTGCCCAGCTGTCTGACATTGTGATCGGTTTAGAGAGGGATCAGCAGCATACCGATCCACACACACGCAACACAACGTGTGTACGTGTACTGAAGAATAGGTTTGTGGGTTTAACAGGGCCCGCTTGTTATCTCTACTACGACAAGGAGTCCGGTCGTATGATCGAGACAAGCTGTCCAACGGCAGATAAAAACGCGGAGTTTTAAATGCGACAGTTAGTTTTTGACATTGAGACGAACGGCTTAAAGCCTACTAAGGTGTGGTGTGTTGTGTTGGTTGACATTGCCAAAAACAATACACATGTGTGCTACAACAAGGAGCAGTTCCTCTCGCGCCTTAACGGTACTTTTGACCCAGCACACGTTGCGGAGCCCGTGGAGTTGATAGGTCATAACATCTTAGCCTATGATGTTCCAGTGTTGGAAAAGCTGTGGGGTATATCTTTCGCAGGTCACAAACTGACGGACACGCTTGTTATGTCCAGACTAGCTGACCCATCAAGGGAAGGTGGACATTCTTTAGAAAGCTGGGGGAAACGCTTAGGTTGCCCCAAAGGAGAGCACAGTGATTGGGATAATTTTTCACAGGATATGGTGGACTATTGCAAGCAAGACGTTAATGTTAATGTGTTGGTGTACAAGAGATTACTTCTTGACCTTGCAGATTTTGGAGCTGAAAGCATTAGCCTCGAACATCAAGTACAAAGCATTATATCAAAGCAGATTAAAACAGGCTGGACGCTAGACCAAGAGAAAGCCTTTATATTATTAGCAGAGCTTAAGGAGAAAAAGTATGATCTTGAAGAAAATGTACAAAAAGTGTTTAAACCTTTGCCGACGTTTGTCAAAGAAGTTGTACCTAAGATTAAAAAAGACGGCACGTTCTCAACAGTAGGTCTTAAGTTTTTAGGAGACAGCTGGACTATAGTCAACGGAACCTTTAGTCGCATAGACTTTCCCGAGTTTAACCTAGGGTCGAGACAACAAATAGGCCGTTATCTACAGTACTTTGGATGGCAGCCCTCTCAGTTTACTGACAAGGGTCAGCCCATTGTAGACGAAGCTGTACTGAGCAAGGTAAAGGGTATTCCAGAGGCATCGCTTATTGGTGAGTACCTGATGATCCAGAAGCGTATAGCTCAAATACAGAGCTGGCTGGACGCTGTAGAAGACGATGGTAGAGTACACGGTTACATCAACTCTAACGGCGCTGTAACAGGACGTATGACACACTCAAGCCCTAACATGGGACAAGTACCAGCAGTGTACTCACCCTACGGTCGTGAGTGCAGAGACATGTGGACAGTACCTAATGGTTACAAACTTGTGGGTTGTGATGCCAGCGGCCTTGAGCTGCGGATGCTTGCCCATTATATGAATGATGAGGGATATACAAATGAAATACTCAACGGAGATATTCACACGGCAAACCAGTTGGCTGCGGGCCTTGAAACTAGAGATCAAGCAAAGACTTTTATATACGCTTTCCTTTATGGGGCAGGAGATTCCAAGATCGGAAGTATCGTTGGCGGAACTAAACGTGATGGTGCAAGACTTAAGGAAAAATTCCTCGCAAATACGCCAGCTCTTAGAGAACTACGAGAACGAGTTGGAGTGGCGGCTGGAAGAGGCTATGTTCTTGGCTTGGATAGAAGACGGGTGCTTATACGGTCAGAACACGCAGCACTAAACAGTTTACTACAATCAGCAGGGGCTATCGTTATGAAGAAAGCCTTGTGTTTACTAGAGGAGTATGCTACAATATGGGGTATAGACTATCGCTTTATAGGGAACATACACGATGAAATCCAGACAGAGGTCAGACAGGAGAAAGCAGAGGTTTTCGGAAGACTCGCAGTTAGCTGCATTCAAGCCGCCGGTAACCACTTCAATCTCAACTGCCCTCTCACTGGAGACTACAAAGTTGGCAACACGTGGGCAGACACCCATTAAACAGTTTGTGTTGTTTGAAGATACACACTACGACCTAGGAGGAGAAGACGGGAAACAATGTAGCAAGTGTAACCAGTTACTGCCGCTATCTTCGTATAGTTTTACATCTGGTGGTAACTACCTACGGCCTGAATGTAGACAGTGTAACAACGAGTTAAGTAAGGTACGACAGGCTCTTAGAGATAGATATGGAATGCCAACGGATGACAAGTATGTGTGTCCAATCTGTATTAAAGATGCTGAAGCTGTAAAGGGAACAGGAAACACTAAGAATGGTTCGTGGGTTGTAGACCACTGCCATACAACTGAAGAGTTCAGAGGGTGGTTGTGTCACAAGTGTAATAGGGCACTAGGAGGTTTTGACGACAGCGTAGATACACTTGAAAGAGCGATTACTTATTTAAAGGGAAATAACAATGAAAACAGTGAATAATTTAGTAGACGACATCTACGCACTGATGGTTAGCAAGGAAGCTGATCCGTCTGTCAACGTAGAAGCAGAAATAGAGAAGTTTGGGGAAAGCGTTAAAGAGTTGATGCGTAAAGAGTTTGGTAGAGATAAGCGAGAGGATAATCGTAGGCTACGCCTAAGTAATATCGGCCGCACAGACCGTTACCTTTGGAATCACTTTAACAGCACGGAAGCAGAAGAAATATTACCACACACATACGTTAAATTTATGTATGGACATTTGATTGAAGAGATGCTGTTGTTCCTCACTAGAATGTCAGGACACAAAGTAACCGACGAGCAAAAGGTGTGTCAAGTAGAAGGAATAGTTGGGCACATGGACTGTAAGATTGACGGTGTTGTTACAGATGTAAAGTCAGCCAGTAGTTTTGGTTTTAAAAAGTTTAAAGACGCAACCCTTGCCTTTGATGATCCATTTGGCTATATAGATCAAATCAAAGCATACGCTCACTCAGAAGGGGAAACACAGTTTGGCTGGCTTGCGATGGATAAAGCAAATGGTCATTTGACTTATCTAAAGTACGACCTAGCGGATACTCAAGCACCTGT